TGGTGGACTGGTCCGGGTGACAATATTATTAGGAATCTCATTGAACCTAATTGTATTGAGATACCTCAAGCCCCTTTACAAAGTGTAACGCATCTTAAAACCTATGATGATTCTGATTTAGCTACAACCTTTTCTTCTTCAAGTTATTACGTCTCAACTTATTCTGGACCTTCCGCTAGACCGGGTAGTATAACTTTAAGGGAGTCAGACACTTGGCCGACTTTCGATAGGGTTAAAGACGGCATAGAGATACAGTTTGTAGCGGGTTACGGTAGTAATGCTTCAGATGTGCCGAGGCAGATAAGGACAGCAATACAAGAAGAAGCAATATTTTTATATAATAACCGAGGTGCTTGCTCAGGTTCAACAGTATTTAGCCCGACAGCTAAAGCCCTGCTGTCACCTTTCAAAGTGATGAAGATTTAATATGGCGTTTAAATGTTGTGATTTTGCTCAGGAAGCTAATGAGATAATAACTATCAGAAAACAGATACTTACTAGCGACTCGCACGGTGGTCAAACTATGAGTTGGGAGGTTGTGTTAGAACCTTGGACGTGGGTTAAACCTGTTTCAGACTTTAACGTTGCAGAGCAATATAAAAACGACCAACTACAGGCTACGGCTACACATAAGATGGTTATACGTTTCGATCAGGATTTTAAGAACGTTAAAGACTTTGCAGCTTACAGTATCTTATTCGACGGTAGAACTTTTAATATTTTAAATATTAAAAACTTTGACAATACGATGAAAAACTACGGTGAGGAGTTTCAAGAGATATTAGCTCAGGATAATGGTCCGGAGGTGGAGGCAGACTAATGGGTAAACCTTCAATTAGAATGAAAGTCATAGGTAAGAGAAAACTACGCTCACAATTAAAAGAGATGTCAGACGACCTCCGTTTAGATTTAGCTAAGAATATGCGAGCTGTGATGCCCGCTATGGAAAAGGACGCTATAAAGAGAATAGATACAGGGGTTAGGACAGGTAGAAAATATACTAAATCCGACGGATCAGAAGGTGTTCGCTCTGCTCCAGGAGAGTTCCCTAAGACAGATACGGGTGATTTAGTCGATAGTTTTTCTAAAAAAGTACTGGTTCGTAAAAATAAGGTCATAGGTGTTTTACAGAATCATTCTGACCACGCTTTCGATCTTGAGTTTTCTCCTTTATATAAAGGAGGCAGACCGTTTATGCGACCCCTTTATCACGCTTGGCAAGAGCTACTTAGGGTTAAGTTTCAAACGGTTATACAAAGAAGTGTGAGGGGTAACGGCAAATGAGCGATACAACTTTATCGGCACTAAAAGGTGTAACGACTAGATTACTTGCGTATACAGATTTAACAGACGTGGTTGGTACTAAGATTTATTCTAACGTACCACAGCAAACTAGTTTTCCATACATCTATATGGAGATGGAATCTTTCGATTGGAGTCAGCAAGATGACGCTAACCTTAGGCATATCTTAAAGATACACGCATATAGTAGAAACAGTAGTCCTAAAGAAGTGATGACCATAAAGCAAGAATGTTACAACGCTTTGAACAGACAGGAAGAAAACATTTCCCTTGACGTTGGTGTTATGGTAATATTACAATATAGTGGCATTTCTACAACGTTCAAAGAAGTAGACGGGAAGACTTGGCACAGTGTAGTAGAGTTCGAGCTTATAATAGATTAGGAGTTTTTCAAAATGGTAGCGCAACAAGGTAGGGATTGTATATTAAAAAGAGGTGACGCAGCTTCGCCTGAAGTTTTCACAGCGATAGCGGGTGCAACTTCAACAGGTATATCTTTTTCAAACGGTGAAGTAGATATAACCACTAATGACGAGGATGGTATTAAGACCTTACTTGCAGGTAAATATGGATTAGCAGGTTCAGTTAGCCTTAGTGGTATTTTTAAAGATGAAGCTACTATTTTAGCAGAGAGAACTGCTATGTTGGCGGGAACCATAAACAATTATCAGTTAGTTATACCAGGTTCAACTGCCGGAGAAACTTACGAATTTGCGGGGATGATTTCATCTTTTGAGTACACAGGTGAGATGGATAACGCATTGTCGTATACGATAACTATTAACACTTCGGGAACAATAACAGCATCATAACATTTAAGAGGACATATGGAAGTAAAAATAGGTAACGATAAAATTAACATTGAGTTAAATTTTAAACGTATCAGTGAAATAGAGAAACAAGTTGGTTCAATCTATTCTTTGTTAGAGAAAGTTACAAATAAGGAGATTAGCTTTTCCGATGTTATCTGTTTCTATTATAACGGTCAGTCCGATGCTTCCTACAGTGAAGAACAACTTTACAAAATGATAGCGAAGGACGGTTTAACGGTTCATATTGGTAACGTCTATAATATTACATTAGAGCTTTTAGTTGGTGAAGAAACTGTTTCCAAAATCACAAAGGAAGCTGAGAAGGAAGAAGCGGATAATTTAAAAAAAAATTAACCGTTAAAACTTCTAAGAGGGTAAAAACTTACACAGAGGTTATGTTCCCTGTAGCTGTAACGATTTTAGAGTTACAACCTTCTGAGTTTTGGCAGATGACACCTGAAGAATTTAGATGGATTTGGGACTTTAAATTCAAAGGCGATAAAGAGCAAGTTGAGGAACGTATTGAGAGGAATAAAAAGATTCTCGAATTACCTGAAGCCAGACCATCTAAGAGTATAAAGAGAAAGCAATGGCAGTAACCTTAGAAACATTAGCATTACAGATAGAAGTAAACCATCAGGACATGGTGGCAGGTCTAAATAAAGCTGAGAAGTCTGTTGAAAAGTCTACAAGTAAGATGACAAAGCATTTTAAAAAACTCGCAGCTAAGTTAGCTATCGGTGCTACGGTGTTCAAGGTGGGTAAGGCTTATTTAGCTGCCGCAGATAAGATGCAGCAGTTGGATTTTAGGTTGAAAGCCGTAACAGGAAGTATGACTTCAGCTAATATTGCTATGGAATATGTGATAAGTACCGCAAATCGTCAGAACGTATCTATAGTACGTATGGCCGACGCTTACACCAGATTATTACCGTCAGTAAAATCAGGCGCATTGGAGATGGGTGAGATGCGCACCATCGTGGAACTTATTAACGATAACATGAAAGCTTTCGGAGTTACGGCAGGGAACGCTGAAAGACTATTCTTTGGGTTATCTCAGTTACTTGGTTCGGGTGTCGTGACGATGGAGAACTTAAAGCAGGTTACGGAGCATTTACCCGGATCACTTATGGACCTTGCGTCGGCTATGGGCACTAATCTGGACGGTTTAATAGACATGGTGTCAACAGGTAAGGTAACCGCTGAGATGATGAAAGGTCCACTAACGGAAGCTTTAGGTAAGAACACAGGGGCGGCCGAGTCTATGGGTAATACCTATGACTCAGCTAAAGTAAAGTTAAAAAACACCTTCGATGAGATGGCTAGAGGTTCATCCATATTAGATGTGGCGACTTTAGCTATAAATACCCAAACCGAGGCATTAAAAGCTACAAATAAGGTTTACTTACATTTGGAGAACATAGGTAGGAAAAGGGCAGACTTATTCCATAACCTATGGAAATCCAGAAAAGAAATAGAGGAAGAAGAAAAGTATTTCAGAGAAGCTGCGGAGAGAGGTAATAAGGTAAGGGAAAAACAAGCTAAGATAGCTGAGGAAAATCTTAACCGAGAGGCCGAAGCTCAGAAGAAGCTCAATGAAGCTATTGCGGCTAAGGTGGCCTTAGAGGAAGAGCAAAAAAAACTAAAGCCCAAATTAGAAGAAATAGAAGAAAGAATTATGGGTGAGCAGCAGCTAATCATGCACAAGTATGAGAAAGAAAAAGAGCTACTTCGTCAATTTGAAGAAAATAAGTTAGAAATAAAAGGTGGTTATATTGAAGCTGAGAAGGAACTAAGACGCCAAGCTGGAGAAGAACTTAAAGAGATTGACGATAAGAAGAATGAGGAAAGACGTGAAGCTGAGGCTAAACTCTACGGAGACCTGTTCGCCAAACAGCAAGAATTTTCAAACAAATTTAAGAAGTTAAAAGAGTTAGAAGGTAGCCAACTTATCGCAGGGACGATAGGTACGTTAATGACGGTAACAAGTGAGGCGGCTAAACATAATAAAAAAGCTTTTGAACTGCATAAGGCATTAGGTATAGGTCAAGCGGTCATATCTACTGCTGCGGGTATAACTAGAGCTTTTCAGGACTTCCCTTTTCCAGTAGCTGCCCCAATAGCGGCAGGTATAGGTGCCCTAGGTGCGGCTCAAATAGCTACAATAGCTAGTCAGCAGTTCCAAGGTGGAGGTTCGTCAGGAGGGGGCAGTGGGGGTACAGCTTCAATAAGTTCCGCAGGTTCCTCTACTCAATCGGGAGGGTCTCAAGAAAGCACAAGAGGCTTAAATATAGGTATAAGTGGTGTCGACAAAGATCAATCATTCTCAGGTCAACAGGTTAACGAGTTGATTAAAGCTATAAATGAGGAAGTTGAGAACGGTGCAGTAATTAAAGGTTTGAGTGTTGTGTAATGGCGTTAGTAATATCAGGTGCATTGGCTTTAAGTACTACAGCGGCAGAGCAGTCGTTAAAGTATCCTCGTTTCGGTTATGCTAATGTTCTTCGTCAAAGTGACTGCACGATAACAGCGAGTACGGAAGATGGTGACAACGACGGTGAGAGTGTTATCAACGGTTTAACTTATGACTTTTGGGAGCCAACGGCGGTACCTGCAACCTTAACCTTCGAGTTTTCAGAAGCAGTTACAGCGGACTATTGCGGTATAGCAGGGCATACGTTGACTGAGACAGGTAATCAGGTTGAGTTAGAGTATTGGGACGGTTTATCTCCAGGTAGTTGGGTGTCGTTAGGATCAGTTCTACCTGGTAGTGAGAACGGCAATAAGACAATAATGTTCATATTTGACGAAGTTACGTCTTCCAAGTTCAGAATAACTTTATCAGGTGGCACAGGTGCAACTATGCCGTCGGTAGCGGTGGTTAATATTGGTAGTGTTCTGGTTTCCCAACGTATGATTTACGGAGGACATACCCCTATAACATTATCTAAGAACACGGTTATTCGTCCTCAATCTTCTGAGAATGGACAATTCTTAGGTCGTTCCATAATAAGAGAAGGTGCCTCCACGACAATAGCTTTAGATAATCTTACAGCACCTTGGGTTCGTTCAGACTTCTACCCCTTCATGGAGAGCGCAAGGGTTTATCCGTTCTTCTTCGCTTGGCGACCAACAGTAACTTACGCAGATGAGGTAGCTTATGTCTGGACAAATGGTGATATATCTGTTACAAACAAAGGTCAGGCGAACTTAATGACCACAAGCTTTAAAGTTGAAGGATATATTGAGTAATGGTAGATGAAAACACTATAGGTAGAGAACCTTTAGTTATAGTTGAGATAGACCAAGACTTCTGTAGTAGAACTTACGGGACAGCTCCCTGTACTGCCGCAGTGAACACAACGGGGGCAACCAAATGTTTTAATACTTTCAAAACATGTCAAGATACTGCCAACTACGATAAAACTACTTTAACTTTGAAGTTCGTTAAACCTAACAGCTCTTTCCCAAAAGGTGAATTCTATATCCCGTCATTAGTA